CCGGAGGCCAGCGCCCAGCCCGCCGGACCGGCCCCCGCGCCGGCCCCCGGCCCCTGGAAGAAATGCAGCTTCTACACCATCCGCAAGGACAAGGGCGACAAGCACCCCGCCCCGCACAAGGTGGACGGCTACACCGACGGCATTTATAACTATTACGCCATCGGCACCACGTCCAAACAGTGGCACGCCATCAACCCCGTTTTCGGCCTGTCCGTTTACCACTCCACCACCCGCCAAAAGGCCCAGGCTGGCGCGCTGGTCTATCTGGACCAGGTAGCAAAGGCCGAGGCGAACCCCACCGCCGTTATGCAGAAGTACGCCGACATGATGAAAGCGGCCCAGGACGGCGGCAACCTGTCCCTGTTCTAAGCAAGCCCGCAAGGCCGACGGCACCCCGCCGCCGCTGGTGCAAGCCCAGCCGCCCGGCATCCGGGCGGGCGCTCATGGGCCACAAAACCCAAAACCACAAAACGGAGGTATCACCCATGACCAGAGAACAGCTAAACGCCAAACTTGACCGCACGGACATTAGCGGCATCGGCGTGGAGTGCATAGCCGCCAACGGCTCCACGGTTTATTATTTCTATGAGGACTTCGACGGCCCTGCAACCGGCATCCAAAGAGCTATGAAACAGCTCTACCCGCTGATGGACAAGGGCAAAATCCAAAAACTTACATTCATTGAGCGTCGCCACTAATCAACCGCCCGCAAGGCCGACGGCATCCCGCCGCCGCTGGTGCAAGCCCAGCCGCCGGACAACCCCGGCGGGCGCTCATGGGCCACAAACCCAAAACCACAAAATGGAGGTACACAAAATGGCATCGGCTGAAAGAATCATCCCCGGCACCTTCTCCAAGGTCCCCGGCGGATACGAGCAGAAGATTGACGAGCGCACAAAAATTTTCGTCCCGGATATGTGCGCGGCCAGCTTCATCCCCGAAACCGGCGAGCTTCACGGCCACGCCCCCGATTATGAGGCGCTGGAAGCGGCCAAGGCTCCCGCTGTCCAGGCGGACAAGCCCGGCGAGTACGCCTATTACTACGAGACACAGCACGCGCCCACCGGCTGCGACTTCTCCGCCGACCTGGCCTATTATGGCAAGCATTACTTCCTGCGTCCGCTCCGCGACGGCCTGCCCCGGCTCCATGGGCGCGGCATCACCTACGACGAGGAACGCGGCACCTACATGGTCACGCTTCGCGCCTATGACAAAATCAAGGAGCAATACCGCATCAAGAAAGAAATGTGCTTCGACTGACCCGCAAGGCCGACGGCATCCCGCCGCCGCTGGTGCAAGTCCAGCCGCCCGGCATCCGGGCGGGCGCTCATGGGCCACAAACCCAAAACCAAAACACGGGAGGAAATGCTATGTACTATCCGATAAACGAAAACACGGCCCGCCTTTCCCATCAGATGATGTCCATGTCGGACTACAAAGAGGGGAGTGCGACGGCGGGATACCGTGCCGCCGTGGACGAGGCCGCCGCCCTGGTGGAGCGCCAGAAGCAGAAAGTCAGCCCCTTCTATCACGAAAAGCTGGACGCCCTTCTGGACCGCTATGCCCGCCGCCTTGCCCAGTGGACCAACGACCACAACCGCAACGGCGCAAGCTGTCCCTCCGTCCTGGTCTGCGGTGCGGGCAACTTCCCCACCCACAAGAAGGAGAAGCAGAACGCCCGCGAGGACAGTTTGTGGAAGGAGTACGACGAAATCAAGGGCATCCTGTCCAAAATCAAAAGCGTCGGCACCGGCCCCATCGACCCGACGGACCCCCACGCCCGCGAAATGCTGGAGGACCGCTTGCAGCGCCTCCAGGATACGCTTGACAAGGGCAAGGCTATGAACGCCCACTATCGCAAGCACAAAACCATGAAGGGCTTCCCCGGCATGACGGACGAAACCGCCGCCGAAATGGACGAGGCAATCAGCCGCGCCCCGGCCTTTGCACAAACTCCCTTCCCCGACTTTGAGCTTTCCAGCCTGCGCGGCAAAATCAAGCGGACTCAGGAGAACCTTGCCAAGCTGGACGGCATAGAGCAGCACAAGGACGACGCCGCAAACACCCTGGAATTTGACGGCGGCAAAATCTTCCTGAACATGGAAGCAAACCGCCTGCAAATCCTCTTCGACGAAATCCCCGACGAGGAAACCCGCGCCGCCCTGAAATCCCACGGCTTCAAGTGGTCCCGCAAAAACGAGGCATGGCAGCGCCAGCTTACCCGGAACGCCATCTATGACGCCAAGCACATCTTAGGCATCACCGACACAAAACGGGCCACCGCCGCCGACGAGGGCGACGCCGCCCAGCAGGCCGCGCCCCTGGCAACCCCGGAAGAGGCCCCGCCGCCGGAGCTTCCCACCGCCGCCGACGGTCAAGCCCTCTTCCCCTTGGCATAACAAAACCGGCCCGCCCCGGAGGTTACGAGGGCAGAAGGATTTTTATGACTGTGAAGGTTAAATTCCGAGCGTGCGGAACGGTTTGCACGTTTACAAACATCGAGTATATCCGCCGCGTGGACGAAAAGAGGAAGGTCCGAACCATGCACTTTTACGAAATCAAATCCTTTGACGCCCCTTTTCCTGTCAAACACGGTGCATCAGATTTTGACATACTGGAAGTAACCCAGTAACAGCCCGCAAGGCCGACGGCATCCGCCGCCGCTGGTGCAAGTCCAGCCGCCGGACAAACCCGGCGGGCGCTCATGGGTAAAGCCCAAAACCGACAGGAGGTTAGTATGAAACGAAAAGGAAAATGTTTTCGGTGCAAACACTTGAAGCACCAAAACGGCCCGCACACCATCGGCTTTTGCCGTCTCCATTCCGTTTTTGTTTTAGATTCCCTTTGCGGGTGCGAAAAACTGGCGGACGGCAAATATTTACTTCACAACTTCCCTAAACCCAAAACATAAGGGGGACCACAGCATGGAGTATCACGGCTTCCGCTCCATCAAGGAGTACGAAAACGAGTGCGCCCGCGTTGGCTTCACCACCCGGCGCATACCCTTCCGCAAGGGCGACGCCCCGTATTTTGCCCTTATCACCACGCCGCCCGGACACCCCACCGGCACCAGCATTGAATCCTGGACCCTCTTCACCGCCGACGAGACGGCCCAAGTGCTGGACGGCGTTATCAACGGCCACGACGCGAACTATTTAGGCAAGCTGTCCGCCCACGGCTACCGCCCGGACGGCCCCCAGGAGGCCCCGTCCCCTGCCACGCTTGAATACCCCGTGGGAGAAGGAGGGCAGATATGTTTCCTGTTCTAACCACAGCGCCCGCAGGCAAAAACACGGTTGAATACCGCATTAAACCGTGCTATAATGCACCTACAACGCGAAAAGGAGGTTTTGGAATGCCAATCAGTGAGAACAAGAAAGCATCCAACGCCCGCTACACGGAAAAATGCGATTATATCAACGTCCGCCCCCTGAAAGCGCAGGGGCAGAAAATCCGCGCCGCCGCCGCTGCCGCCGGTCAAAGCCTGCAAGGCTATATCCTCCAGGCCGTGGAAGAGCGCATGGAGCGCGAGGCGCAGAAGGGAGGCACCGCCGATGAATGACACCAAGGTATACGCGCCCTTCCGCTGCGTCGCCGCCTTTGCCGACGGCTCCCGGCTCCTGTTTGACGGCCTGACCCGCGAACAGGCCCGCTCGACCATGGACGCCGCTATGGAGCAGCACGGCGACATAGGCTGGTGGAACTGGGTAACGGATGAAAACTACCGCAACGGGGAGTATTACAAGCTGATACCGCCGCCGCCGCATTTCCCGTTCCCCATTCTGGACCTGTCCGACTGCCAGACCGAGGAAGAGCGCCAAAAGGCCCTACAGGACCCGTTTGAACCCGATGGAGCGCCAATAGGTGAGTAACACCACCCACCAGCGCAAAAGCCCGCCAAGGCCGTTTCTGCGGCTCCTGGCGGGCTTCTTTTTGCCTATTCGCAAATTGTTTTTCCAGCGGCTTTTCCTGCGCGTGGAAATGGCCGCGTTTTTGCGTGGAAAATTTTTTCAAACCTCTTTCCTTTAAGGCCCAGGACCGGCCCGGACGCCCCGCGCCCGGACGGCCCAAAACCGGACCAGCGGACCGGCGGCGGGCCATTTTCCCGGCATCAGGAGAACGGTCATTTTGACCCGGTTATACTTCTATACGCGCGCGCGTGAGGCGCGGCCTAAAATCTCGTCCGGCATGGACACTTCCTCCAGGGCTTCCCCCAGCCGGTCCAGCGCTCTTTCTCCCCAGCGCTTCGCCGTCCTCTCCGTGATACCCATTTTGACGGCGATTTTGACCCAACTGTACTTATCCCGGTAACGGTAGAGAATCAGCCGCGTGTACTCGCCGTTTATGGCGTTCATGCAGTCCTGAATTTTCTCCCGGTCCGTCTCCAGGACATGGACCCGGACGGCGACCGCTTCCAGTTTCCCCCACACGTTCCGGGCGTCCGCCTGCAAGGCCAGCGCTTCGGTAGGCTTCCCCGGCGTGGAGCTATGCGGCATCCCGTCATAGGACGTACCGCGCAGGCTGCTGTATTCGTCCTCCAGCTCCGCCCGCTCCTGGTCCAGCAAGCGCCGCTGTGCCGGAATCCCGTAAAAATATGCGATTATCGTTTTCACGTCTTTGCGCCGCATAGCTCCATGCCTCCGTGTCAGTTTGTTCCTAATTTTCCCACGCGCTATTTCCGCAGGGCGGTGATTGCCACAGCCAGCGCGTCGGCCCGCTCCGCCCATGTATCCGCCAGCCCGGCTTCAACGGCAAGCATTTCCTCGCAGTACATTTGCAGGTCCTCCAGGATGTTTGCGGCCTGTCTCTTGTGCATTGGCTCCCGCTCGGTTTCCTCCGGTGGCACATCTTCCACGGGCGGGGGAGAGGCAGGCGCGGGGAAGTCCACGACTTTCCCGCCGTTTTCCACGGCGGGCGGCTCCGTTATCAGCTCCGGCGGCTCAACGTGCATTTTTGTCTCCACTTCCCGCACATACACGCCCGGCTTATACTCCGGGCCATCCTCCGCCGGTTTCGGCTCGGTCCGCTCCGCTTTAGGCTGCTCCCGCTCCGCAGGCTTCCACTTGCGCACGTCCTCCAGCGTGACCGGCGTACCCTTGCTCCACAGCGCCGCCGCCGCGTGTTCCTGCACTTCATCCGGCAGCATAGACAGCTCATAGGCCACAGAGATACCGATTTTCTCTTTCTCCAGCCAGCCCTTGAGCGTGGGAATCAGGTGCTTTTCGATACTGTCATACCGGCCCACCTGGGCGGGCGTGGTCCCCAACTGCTCGGCAATGAGTTTCCGCGTCTCACCTGGGATTTTCTCAAACCGGCGCTTTTTCTCCAAAAGCGCACGTAAGCGGGTAGCCTCCTGCACCTTGTCCCAATCGGTTTTCTCCCGCTGGCCGTTGGTGGTGATAAGCAAGATTGCCTCGTCAATGGCCCGCAGCTCGTCCGCCTCCGGCCCCTGCTCCCGCCCGGCGTCCTCCACCATGCACGGCATTTTCCGATAGGCTTCCTTGCCCTGCTTCACAAGCTGGAGGGAGGCCAGCCGCCGACGGTGCCCGGAAAGAAGTTTGTACTTCCCGCCGCCCAGCGGCACCACAAGCCCCGGCTGCTTCACGCCGCCGGACAGTTCAATAAGCCCGGCCAGCTCGTCGATTGCCGACATGGAGTAAAAATTATCTTCGGACGGCACCAGGTCCTCCACGTCTATGTATTTCAGCACGGCGCGGCCCTCGTCCGCACGGCTCCGCGCCTGGACCTGCCCCCGGCCCTTCTGCAAGCTCATAATGTCAAATCCCACGGCTTATCCCTCCTGTTCCTTCAACGCCGCTTCCGCCGCTTCTCTTGTGGTAAATACGGTTTTGCCTACTTCACAAAATTTTACCGGGAACACTCGCCCGTTCTTAAACTGGATATGCAGGAATGGCTCTTTGCTTAAACCGATAAAAACGACCTCGCACGGATACGGCTTGTCTTTCTCCCGCAGATAGTCCCCGCGTATGGCGAAATTGGCATACACCGTTTCGCCCAGGCCACACGGCAGAATCACCAGCCTGTCTTGAACCTTCGCCTGCAAAATGGGCAACGCCTCTTTTTTGAGTTCCTGATTGCTCGCCTGCAACGATGTGACTTCCTCCGGCGTCAGCCCGGTATCCTCGTAGGCGGCAAGGCGCTCCCAAGCAGCATCTTCCCAGGGGCATCCTTCCGCACAACATCCGCCTAAAATCTGACATTCCGGCCCTGTGAAGTGCGTACAGCATACGCCCAGCAGTCCGCTTACCCTGGCTTCTCTTACTGTCAGCCTCTCCACAGTTTACCCCTCCTTCCCCTTGCCCGAATCGGTCAAGGCCAGATACTCCGCCGTCAGCTTCTTGTACTGGATAGCGGCCCAGGAGCGGGGCGCGAACACGCACAGCGGCTTTTCCTCCAGCGTGCTTTCCGGCACCTTCGGATTGTAGGAAATGGCCGTCTGGAGTACGGGGCAGATACCGCTATCCTCCAGTGACCGGCGCGCCTGCGCGAACGTCTCCCGGTTCTGCCAGTGGGTGAAGAACGCGCCCCGCAGCGTCAGCCCCGGATTGACCGCCGCCCGCACGCCGTCCACCTGCTCCACCAGGTCCAGCAGACCGGAAAAAGAAAACTCGTCCGGGCGGATAGGGATAAGCACGTCGTCCGCCGCCGCCAGCACGTTCAGCGTCACGGTATCCACCGACGGCCCATTGTCGATGATGCAGAAGTCGTAATCGTTGCGCACATGGTCCAGGACAGAGGACAGCACCCGCGCCGTGTCCGCGTCCTGCCGGTCATACAGCGCCCGGTCCGCCGCGTACAGCTCCAGGTTAGACGTGATGATGTCCAGCCCATAGTATCCGGTCCTGTAAATGGCCCGCTCCACGGCCTCGGCGTCCAGCCCATCGGCCAGCAGCAGCGCCGCCGTCCCGTCATGCTCCCCGTACACCTGGAAATACCGGGAGGCGCTGCCCTGCTTGTCCGCATCCACCAGCAGCACTTTCTTGTGGTGGACCGTCGCCAGGATGTGCGCCACGTTTGCCGCTGAGACGGTCTTACCAACTCCGCCCTTCAAATTGACGATTGCAAGCGTCCTCATTCCTGTCCCTCCGTTTCCTTGTGCCAGGCGCACCCGGTACAGTCTTTCATTTCCTCGTTGGGATTGTCCATCGGGCATCCTTCCTCGTCGGCCCACTCCGGCCTCCCGCAGTATCCCTTTTCCATTCTTCTGTCACCCCTCCCAGTTCCACCAGCCTTGCCGCCCACGGGCGGGAACCGGTGTATCGAACATGACCGGATTTTTCAGGACCCAGGCCCAGCGCCCCGGCGAGTAGTCCCCCAGCACCTTTTCCTTGGGCGTGAGGCTGTCCACGACTTCCTCCACGGGGACGCAATCAACGATTTCCACAGTCCCCAGCACCGCGCCGTAGTGCAGTTTCTTTCCTTCGCCTGGAACCACAACCACACGCATAGAATCAAGCGTTATTTTCTGCTTCCCAGCGTGGACGGCGACGCGGCCCCGAATGTTGGTCCGTCGGGGGCGCGTCTCATAGCCTTTCAGTCCCGCTACAATCGCGTATGCGTAGGGCTGATACACAGTAAATGCCCTCATTTTTCCGCTCCTTTTCCTGGTAGTTCATTTCCCCACGCTTCCCATCCCGGGCACAGCTTCCTTGCAAACAGCTCCACTCTCGGCAAGTCTCCGCACAGAGATACGATTTTTTCCCGAACCTCTCCCGGCTTTTCGCTATGCTTCCCGGCTGGCGCATACACAAACTGCCTGATGTCATGGCGCAGCGGTTTCATTTTCCCACGAAATGCCAACAGGCACACCTCCGGGTTTGCCCTGGTCCAGTATCCCATTCCAAAGGCGTCCTTCCCCGTCTTTTCGTTTCTCTTGACCCACACAAAGGCCGCTCCAAAGTAATCAAATCCCCATGCCTCAATCGCGGCAAGCGCCTGTTTAATCTGCGGAAATGTCGCCCATAAAAACAACGCGCAGTTTTCCGCAGATATTTCCTTCACCGGCAGGGCGCATATATCCTGGATTGTCATGGTCTGATAGTGCTGCTTCGCCATTCCCCGGCTTGACCTTTTTCCTCCGGTCTTTGGGTATGACCACGGCGGGTCCGCGTAGATGATGGAATATTTTTTCTCTGGAAATCCCTCAACTTCCCTCATTCTCCCGCTCCTTCCTCCACGGCTTCCCCGGCGTCCGCGCCCTCCCGGAACAGCGGCCCCGGCATCCGCTCCACGGCTTTCAGATACTCCCGCTCCTTCTTTGCCTCCAGCGTCTTGCGGCACTTAAAAGCCAGGTTCTCCAGCTCTTCCACAAAGCCCGCGCTGATGATGTCGTAGGGCATGATGACCGCCGCGATTTCCATTCCGTTTTTCGCCACGATGTACGTCTGCCCGGTATCATCCACCCGCTCATAGAACCGGAGATAGTCGGCCATATCCTCCAGCGGAGAAAGAAATGCTGTCTGAACGAACACAATGCTGTCTCCCGCGCTAAGAGGCTTGACCACATACCCGTTATGCTCCACCGTGGGCCACTCGTCGTAAAGCGTCCGCTCGCCCTTTGCGTAGTCCTCCACGTTCAGGCTCTCCGGCATCGGCTTCCTGGAGAAAAAGCACTTTTTCCGCTTCTTGTCCGATACATCGAACATGGCGCACAGGTTGGATTCATCCAGGACCGGCAGGCCGGACAGAGGATAGATTGCGTACCCATTCCCCAGCCATTGCCGGATAAGCTCCCCGCCCTCCGCTATTTCATCGAACAGGTGAAAAGCCTCCTGCCTGATACAAAGTGCCGCGACCTTTTTCAGCTTCACCGATTTTCCTCTCCTTCCGGCTTCGTCTCGCCGTCCGGCGCGCAGGTCACAGCGATAAATGCGTGCTGCACGTCGTCCGCCGATGCGTTTTCCACGTCCAGCTTCCACCGCTGGCCGACACGGTAGCCCGTCACCTTCCTGTTGCGCTTGCAGGCTTTCACCAGCTCGATAATCCCGCCGCCGACCATGGACACCAGGATAGCGAACCCCAGCCACACCCAAAAGCTCGAAAAGATAAACCGACAAAATTCCATGACTTCATACCTCCAAAAATCAATAAATGCGCTTTTCACGATATACCACAGGTAGTACACAGCATCATACCTCCTGTATGTCGATGTTGAACCGCTCCTTCATCAGCTTGCGCTTCATGATGTACTCCTTCGTGCGGGTGGCGCGGCTCTTCACGTCCTCCACCACCAGCACCCAAAAACTCCCGTTGTATTTCGCCCACGTGTCGTCTCTGGCTTTTTCGTAGGTAAAATCCGCCCTGTACCGGATAGCCCGCACGCGTTGGCCCTCGCCGTCGGTGTAGGCTTCCTGCAAGGTGAAGTCAACCTGCATCCGCAGTTCTCGGATTTCCCCGGCCCGCTCCAGCGCGGCCAGCTCGTCATACCGGCGGGCCTCCTTCTGGCTGTCGAACCGCAGGACGGCCCCGCTGGCCGTCACCCGCTCGGTGGGCTTGTTGTGATACTTAGCGGGTTTCCCCGGCCCATCACCGGCAGGGCAGGGGAGAGACTGGCGCTTCTTCCTCCGTTCCTGCTCCGCCCACTTCCGCAAAGCCTGGGCCTGATAGGCGGGCGGCAGGTCCTTCACGTCCACACCCATCACTTTTTCCTCGCTTTCCTCCGCCTACCCGCGCAGTAGTCCCGGATGATTTCGGCCCGCTCCCATTCGGTTGTGCTTGCTACCAGGTGTCCGTAGCTGACGCCCCGCCTCCTGGCCTCCGCCGCCAGCGCGTTCAGAGCCTCGCTATCCGTGGCACACCCGCCGCCTGGCAGCTCTACCATGCTCATTCTGTTTTCCTCCCTTCCCGCTTCCTCTGCTTCGGTTTTTGCTTCGGACGGATAAACTTCCCGTCCTTCCTGTAGAACCGTGCCACCAGGTAGCACCCGCCGTTCATGTCGTTGTGAAAAGCCTCCGCCGCCGACATAAGATATCCGGGATAAAGGCTCTCAAACTTTGCGAATTTCTCTCCGCTCTCCAGGCTTTTAGCCAGCTCCCGCGCCTTGCTCCCTGATATGCGCCCGTCCCGCGTCCTCGGCTCCGGGTCCACCAGGTTTTTAGAGGCCGTCCACGCTTTCCCCCCAACGGGAGACTTCACGATGTAGTTCCCCAGCCCGGCAAGCCCGTCCTCGGTGAATTGCAGACGGCGGGAGTTGGCGTAGCCGTATTCCCACATACTTTCCAGGGTGTCCCGGTCAATCCCGCCGTTGACGGTGATGTGATGGTGATACCGCCCGCCCCGCTTGCCCCGCTCGGTGACAGCTATGTATTTCAGTGGCGGCAAGCCCATCTTCTTCCGCAGGCGTTGTATCCGCCGGATGTAGTTGCGCAGGTTACGGGCTGCTTCCTCGTCGCTCCCCGGCTGCTCCCCCTTGTAGGTCAGATGGATTTCCAGGTCCTCCGGCGTGAAGTTTGCGTGAAGTAGGCGGACCAGCTTTTCTTCCCGGTGCCTCTGGTTGAGCTTCTTTTGGGCCTCCGTCGAGGGCTTCCTTTTCTCCCGCTTCCCTCCGCCCGGCTTTCCCGTCTCAAAGACCGGATAGATATACACGTCCAGGTATTCCCCGCAGGTATACTTCTTTTCCCGGTACACCGTCCGCATACCGGCAGCACCTCCCCCGTGGTCGTTAAGTTACTATCCCATACAAGCCCGAAACGCGCCGCCGCGCGTTGTTTCCCTCTTGTATCTGTCCCCGGAGTGTGGTACAATATATAGCGTACTTGGTTGTCGCCCTCCGGGGCGTCCGCCCTGCGCAAGCTGTAGGAGGCTTACGCAGGGCGTTTTCTTTTATCCGAACCGCCCGCGCGGTCCCGTGCCGGTCGGCCAGCCCATCGGCGGTGCAAACGGCCCGCCCATCATCAGCCCAACCAGACCGCCCATCGACTGCCCCGGCAGCATCGTTTTCAGTATCGTACAGGTGGTTGCGCCCACATCCGGGGGAAGCTCTTCCAAGATTTCCAAAATTTTGATGATAGTAACTCTCGACAGCTCCGCCTTTTCTTCCATAGACAGCTCTTTCTTCTCTCCATCCGCGCCTTTGGCGGCATCCCCGCTGCCCTCCTGCTCGGCCCGGACGGAATCGACGGCCCGTTGCGCGGCACCCTCGCCGCAGTCCCGGTCATACAGGCGCTCGTCAAACTCGTCCCCGGACAAGTCCACTTTCAGCACCCGCCCGTGCAGGTAGTCATACTGCGTGTACTTCTCCAGCAGTTTAGCGCAGCTCTCCACTGTCACGGCCCCTTCCTCGGCAGCGTGCATAAATCCAAGCCCCTGAACGTGGCTGTGGTCATACAGTGCTTTCAGGACCCGCGCCTTGTCCAATCCTTTGATGTCTACCATTTTCTTTTTCCTCGCTTTTCATTTATTTGGACCCGTTTACCGGGTATCCAGCGTGTTTCCGGCCCTCGCCGTTCAGCCATTTCAGGTGTTTGCACCGCCGCATCACGCACCCCCGCCGCCGTATGTAAACGTCGTTCATCAGCCGTTCATGCAGGGCGCACCAGGCCGTGGCATTGGCTGGCGGTTTGCTCCGCTTCTTTTTCACGTCACGCCGACACCGCTCTTTCCAGCTCTTCCATCGTCCGCAGCTTCTTCCCGCACCACTCCGGGAGGTTGGCCCGCACCACGGCCTCGGCCATAGGAGGACACACCGCGTTCCCACACCGCGCCACCTGCTTGCTTTTCCCGTATGCCCGGCCCGTGTAGTCTCGGTCGATGATGTAGTCGGGCGGAAAGCCCATGGCGTTGTATAGTTCTCTTGGTGTCAGCATCCGCAGGCCGATGTCCGCGACAAAATAGGCGGTTCCGCCCATTTCCAGTGTCAGTGCCTCGTTGTCTTTCAGGTCATACCCGCAGAAGCGATTCAACAGCGCCCGTATTTCCGGCCAGTGTCCCATATCCGCGCCCGGCTCGTAGGTCCGTACTTCCGTGCGGATTTCCGCAAACTCCCCGGCGCTGGCCGTGATGGTCCGCAGGGGCTTCCGCTGGTCCTGGCCGATGTCCTGCCCCTTGAACTCGCATATGTGCGTCAGCGTCAAGGCTTCCCGGTCGTGGGAGGTCACGGTCCGCATCGGCTCCGCCACGTTTAGCGGATTCCCGTTTCCGTAATACTCCACCAGGTTTGCCGCAATCAGGCCGTAGCGGTTGGAGGCGTCCACGGTCCGCAGCGTCTCCGCCACGCTCTGTCCCCGCACGTTCTCGCTCTGCTCCGTGTGGTATTGAATCAGCGCCGGGGAAAGAAGGAGCTGATTTCCCGCCGTGGTGACGGTATGTACCGGGGCCGTTACCTGGCTTCCCACCGAATTACAGGTGTTTGTCACAGTCCACGGCACGATGTACGGCGTCTTGGCCCTTATCACAAACTTGTCCACTCCACGAATCACGCGCCGCATGGTGTTGTCCGCAAGCGGCCTGACCGCCGTGACACCGTACCGGCTTTTGATTTCCTCCTTCGTGGCAAATATGGAGTAGCACGGCTGGCTCCAGTCGATAACTTCCGCCGCCGCCCTCCACTTCGGCAGGCCGTCGGCCCCGTCTTTGTTGTGGGTCCGCTCCGGCCACGCAATAGGCCGTCCGTCACACCTCGCCACCAGGACAAAGCGCTTCCGGGTGGTTGGTGCTCCATAGTCCGCCGCCACCAGCTCCCGGTGTTCGATGGTATACCCCAGGTCTGATAACTGTTTTTTCCACCGCTGGAAGGTCTGGCCCGCCTTTTTCTTGATAGGCTTCCCCCGTCTGACCGGTCCCCAGGTCTGAAATTCCTCCACGTTTTCCAAGATAATCACGCGGGGGCGGACGGTCCCGGCCCAGCGCAGGACAATCCACGCCAGCCCCCGAATATTCCGGTCCACCAGGGCCGCGCCCTTCGCCTTGGAGAAGTGCTTGCAGTCCGGGGAGAACCACGCCAGCCCCACCGGGCATCCGCCGCACTCCTTCACCGGGTCCACGTCCCACACAGAGGCTTGCAGGTGCCGGGTGCGCGGGTGGTTTGTTTTGTGCATCAGAATAGCGTCCGGGTCGTGGTTGATTGCAATTTTCACAATGCGCCCCGTCGCCAGTTCCATTCCCGTTGACGCGCCACCTCCGCCCGCGAAATTATCCACAATGATTTCATCCGGCGCGGCAATGCTAACCTGATTCAAACGTCCTCGCCCCCATCCTTGATGATGTTCTGGACCATCGCCGCCGCAACGTAGTACAGCACAGGCAGAAGCAGCGCCAGTGCCTCACCACCGACGGCGTAATACCCCCGCTCCCGCATGGCATAGGCCGCGCCCAGCTTATACAGCAGCACCCCGGCCACCGCCAAGAACGCATACCACGCCACGGCCCAGCCGTTCAGCCGCGCAATCCACGTCCGCAGGCTCACCCGCCGACGCTTCGGGGCTTGTCCCACTTTGATGTACTTAACTTTTTCCACGTTTTTCCTCTCCCTTCCGTCGATAATCGCCCCTGCAAGGGCAGGTCCGCCAATGCGGCACGAACCCCAGCGGCGTGTTGATTTTGTCCTCCCTGGTCTGCACTTCCTCCGGCCTCGCCAGCCGCCCGGTAAGCACTCCCTCTTCCTCGGTGTAAAAATTCTCGTCCCCGTCGCCCTCAATGACAAATTCCGGCTCCGGGTCCACCGGGATATACCGCCCTTCCGCCGTCTGCATCCAGTCGATTTCCCGGCCACAGTCTTTGCATACGCTCACGCTTAAAATCTCCCATCTCTTTTCGCCTTTATGGCCTCACGCAAAAACGATTTCAGGTGTTCTCCATGCAGCGCCGTGTCCCCGCTGAACTCGCCGTATATTTCCACATCTTCTACTGTTAGCGGCCAGCGTTCTATGACGTTCAATACCCGTGCGGCTTCCGGCGCAATCTCGACAAACGCCGTGTTCAGACGTTCGATTAGCTCCTGGCTTTTAATTTCCTTCACCCCCTCTTTGGGTCAAACTTGTAAAAATCCGGCTCCGCCCGGAAAACAAGGCGGTTGTTGCACCACCGCTGGAGCAGGCGTATTTCGCGCGGCGCGTTTGGCTTGTCGTAAATCATCACATACGGGTCAAACCCCATATCGCGCAGGGTGTAGATACGGTATAGGTTTTCCTCCATGGTGGTGTCGTAGTTGGTCAGGACGTAGACCGACCCAAACTTCCCGTGCCGGTTTTTCTTCCCGTGTTCCACATACCGCCGCAGGCCCCGCAGCACGGCATCGCTCTCCGCCATGTAGTCCCAGGCGAAATGAATTTCTTTCAGCCTCACCGCGCCGATAGCTCCGATATTCTCCGCCGTCAGCAGGCGGCAGTCCAGTCCTTGTGTGAAGTCCACCCATGCGCCGCTGTCCGCAAGCTGTCCCAGCAGGTCCATGTGTTCCCGGCAGGCCAGCAGGTTAGGGTCCAACAGCTTGATTTCCTTCTGTCCCCGCCACCACTCGGACAGGTCTGCCACCTTCCGGGCGGCGCGTCCCTCTTTTCTGGCAACGATGCAGAACGAACACCCGCGAGGGCATCCCCGCGTCAGGAATCCGTAGGCGGTTTCGCGGGTCAGCTCCGGGTACATGGAATAGTCCGGGTAGATATGCTCCACCTCGTCCGGGAGGTGGTTGTCCAGGCCGTAGCCCGTCCCGCCCTTGATAATCTCGCGGGCGTTCAGCGGCTCCGGGATGTCCGGGGAATACGTCTCGTCAAAGACCTTGCTCATATACACCCGGTCATACTCCCCGAATCCCCACCACCATTCCACCGCGTCGCCCTGCGCCTTGTGCCAGGCGGACAGTTTCATTAAGGCGAGATTAGGCCAGTTGTGCCCGTCCACGTCAATCAGGCCGATTGTCATTCCGTCACCGCCTCCCGACACATCTTCGGACACCACGCCGGTATATAGGGTAGGAGGTAGGTAGTCCCCATGTGATAGCCCTTGCGTTTCCCCGGCGCAAAGCATCGGAAAGCAATAGTCTTTTCGCTGTAGCTCCCCTTGACCGGCCACGGCTCCGTCCGTATGTACTCGCACCCTTCGCACGTCCTGGACCAGTCCGCCCCGCTACTCACGGCTTGTCCATTTCCGCCCGCAGGCTGTCCTTGATGTAGTAGTCCAGGCCCATTTCTTCGCACGCAGCCACGGCCTCCCGCCCAAACTTCGCCCAGTCAATGTCCGACGGGTGATAGTTCATCTTCCCGATTTTCACCCGGTCGATGAAGTAGGCGCACCCCTTAATGCAGTCCAGCACCGCCGCCGGGTCAAGGACCGGCTCGAACGATACCCATGTGTTGATACCCTTGCACTTCGCCGTCTCCATGTTATACAGCCGGTCCGCCGGTCTGGCCGCGCACGGCTCCGCCCTGTTTGCCATAGGCACGTCGCAGGAGATAGTCACGCCGTACCAATCGCCGCCATCCAGCAGGTCAAAGTCCCGGCTTCCGTCGCCCTTGGTCAAAATCTGGACGTGGTTGCCGAACTCCTTCAACGTCTGAATGACCTCCCGCGTGGCCGTCGTGTCGTGGCCGATAGGGTACGGGTCGCAGGTGAAGCACAGGTGGACCAGCTTCCCGGTAATCTGCTCCCGCTCCAACTGCCTCCGCAGTTCGGTCACGATGTCCTTACGCGGCCCCACGCAGGAGTGAAACGCCTCCCGGTCCCGGTGGAGGACCTGGGGCGCGAAACAGTAGTAACAGCGGTGGGGGCATCCGGTGTAGATGTTCACGGCATAGTCGCCGTACTCCGCCGCCGCGCCCTTCGGTTTGTAGATGGTGTTCATGCCCGCTACCTCCTGTTCCAAAAATCGTCGATTGCTTTGTGGCACGGCTCCGGTCCGCCCGCGCTTACCCAGTCCTCGAACACTTCCCGGCGTTCCTTCCGCCGCTGCACGTCCTCTTCCTTGTAGTTCCGGTGCAAAGTGTCCCGGTCGTGGAGCTGGTAGATATGCCCCGCCGCTCCGTGCATGGCAATATCAATCTGGATGCACCCGCTTCCACTCATGTCCGGGTGTATTTCGATTTCCAAATTGCCCATCGTCATTTCATAGAACCCTTCGGAATTGTGCCAGCTCCCTTGTTTCAGGCCCTTTGCCGTCCCGAACTCCTGCACGGCCAGCCGCCGCGCCGTCGCCATCGTCAGCCGGAAGCCGCCGGGGTATTCTTTTTTCCTTGCCACATGTCAGCCCTCCTTTTCAAATCTGATTTTCATTTGCGCCGGGTAAAGGTCTACTTCCGGGCGGCGCTTTCCAGTCCACCGCAGGCCACCAGCTTGTCCCACGCATTTCCATCCGGCGGCGCGCAGGCTTGCCCCATTTTCGCTCTCCAGGATGTATGTCACCAGTCGTTTATAGCCCATGGCGCGGGCCGCTCTCCATGCGGCGGCATATAGCATGGAACAGGCATTGCGGCTCCCATCTGTGCAAAGCCGGTTGACCTCCAGCGTCCACCCGTCGTCCAGGTGCCGGGCAACCGGACGGCCTACAATAGCAACGCCCACGATTTTCTCTCCGTCAGATAGGCCGATAGAAAACTTGTGGCCCACGACAGGTCCGTGGTGCCGGTGGTTCTGCTCCACAAAGGCGTTTGCCTCTTTCAGTGTCATAGGTACAACTTCAAGCATTTTTCCGTCTCTTCTCCCGTGGCTCAAAGCACGCCTGGGTAAGCGGTTCCGGGCGTTTCCCCTCGTCCTCCCACAAGTGACAGCACGGGAACGGGTTGTACCCCTCCTTCGTAACCATCACCGTGTAGAAGTGACGGCACTTCTTACACTTCACGCCTGCTTCTCCCGCTCCGCCGCGTTCAGGCGCTTCACTTCCGCCATTGCGGCCTTGTAGTCGTCGTAGACCTTTATGGTTTTCCCGTAGTCCCTGTATACCATGTCGCGGAAGTCCGATTGCCGCATCTGCAAACTGCCGCCCCACCGCTCCGTGCTGTTTGTCTGCTTGAATGTAAGCGATAAGCCGTACTGGTTTACACTGATACTTTCCAGCACCCACTTTGCGACGGAGTAGACCGTCGTTGTGCCGACAACCTCTTTCTCGCGCCAGTCTCCCTTGCACCTGGGACAAGCGTACTCGACGCCCTTAATGGTCACTTTCCCCGTGTTGTCACAGCAGACGCAGGGGGCGCGCGTCTCCTTCTGCTTCCCGGCCACGGTGTAATACTCCCGGTCCCACAGGATAGGGAACGCCGCCTTGACCCTGATAGACAGGCCCGGCACCTCGCCCTGCTTCTCGCCCAGTTTCAGCCACCACAGCGGATTGTTCCGCTCCGCCTTGTGCGGGCAGCGCTTCCCGTCGCAGTTCTCCCGCTCGCATTTGGCGCAGAACGCCTTGTGAAATGCGTCCTCCCACGGGCTGTCAATCACCGTAAGAGAGGCCAGCAATTCGCCCAGCGCCTCCGGCGTCTCCGCGAATTTCTCAAAGTTGGTCATGCTCCGTCCGCTCCTTTCTGGTCCGGCCCTTCTCCGGTCCTGCGCCCTCTCCGCTCGAAAGACTGCTGGATACGCAACTGCGCAAGGTCCGCATTATAGCGCATCCGCTGGTTCGGCAACCGGCTCCCGTCCTGGCCGCGCCGCAGCTCCGAGTAGATGGAGGATAGCGGGGCCTCCAGCTTGTCCGCGATTTCTTTTGCCTGAACACCGGCCTCCCAAAGTTTTTGAATGGTCCTCCGCTCTTCATAAGTGCGGGAAGTATAGCAAGCCAT